GGCGACGCATGTAACCATGTACAGAAGAGTGCATAGGTACAAATCAGAGACGTATCGATTGTCAATAATATCGATGCTGTCTCAAACTAGGTGCATGGGTACCCCCCCGCCCCTAGTAGTCCACCAGTCTAAAGTCAAAGCACTAAAGACTTGGCAGGAAATGCCAGTACCTCTCACACCTGTTGAGAAGTGGCTGATCAATAATCGGGTAACCTCCGTAATTGGAGAGATACCTGGTTATGTATTCGAAGGCTTAGACACAAAAGCTGCCATAAGCCTTACGACTTCCGCATGCATCGAGTCAAATCGACGTGAGGGAGGAGGCACCCAGGCTATCAGTGACCTGATAGCCGAAGGTGAACAAGGTCGACTCGCTAATCGAATCGATCTTGATACTGGTGCCATCGTCGAACGATTCAAGTACGACGGTAGCAACAGTGGAGACTTTATCTTCTGGAGATGTCTAGAAGAAGTCTTATCAAAGTCCCCTGAGAGAAACAGGGAGGCTTTTGTGGCAATCGTTAGGGAACCTGGAAAGGCCCGAACCGTTACCAAAGGACCTATAGCACTTAGGATAGTGCTAGACGTCATCAATAAGATATGTTCCTTTCCATTAAAGAAACTATCTTCATCATCTGCCGGCATGGAAAAAGATGCCCATGGCTGGCAGATGTTTAAAGCCTTCTTCGAAAATTCGAAGGAGACTTTCCATCTTCAGGGTAAGCCAGAACTCGTTGGTTCACCCTCGTTGAGAGTCGAAAAGTCCGAGATACGGACCTACGACGACCTGTTCGTAGAATTCACAGACTACGAAACGGCCACTGATTCTTTCCACCATGAAGTTGGAAAGATTATCATGATGCAATGGTTTTCTAGGGTTGGAATCCCAAAAATCTTGCAAAGGATTGCCTTCGGAGTGATACCACAACGGAGGAAAATCATATTTGAGGCCCAAAATCTATTCAATGATATTGGGGAACCTCACGAGGGAACCCAGAGATTTATTTGGTTAAACTCTGGCTTCCTCATGGGAGATTACCTAACAAAGGTGATCTTACACATACAAAACGCTGCGACCCGCAAAGTCGGGCGTTTCATAACAGCAACTGGCGATGACGATAGGCTCGCCAGGTTCTGTACGGGTTATGACCCCGGAAAAGGGATCATAAAAACCGGGACGGATATAATCGATAGAAGATTATCACCCGTCTATAGGGCAAAACCTCCAGTGGGACTAGGAGGAAGCTCGTTTGTACTCCCCGACACTGATGACAAGGTCGCGGACTACTTTCTGAATCAGTCGGTAAAGTTCAAACCGGCTGCAGAAGAGACGTCTCAGGAGATCGGAATCTCCGAAGATATCAAACCTAAACTCAAGAACGATCCTGAGTTTAAGAAAAGACTAGGTCCCTTAATGGTACCATGGTCTCTGGGGCCTTCAAAAGATTTGAAGCCTAGCCCCACTCCGATGGAGCCGCCAATGTTTGCGGCAACAAAAGAGAAGGGAACAGTGACAGATATAAAACTGACGCTGCCCCCAATATGGCCCGGGGTCATCGTGGGAATCGTTGACAACGGGGGATTTGCCTTAGGCTTTATTCCAAAGGAAGCCCGAGACAAGGAGAGGTTAAAGCCAACATGGGAGGTGGCTTTAGCAACTGGAAAGACCACAACGTTTAGTGCACCACTGGCGTTGGGTCCTGATCCCGAGGACCATGATCTAAAAAGATATGGTCTTAGGCCTGTAAATATCTTCAGTAAAGAAGGTAATTACATATCCTCTATGGACGACTGGATGAAGTTCAGAGAGGACCTCAGGCGTTCTCGAGGGAATTTATCTCGTCGAGAACGGCTGAACGCTCCGGTTCCTGCAGCAAGAGCAGGGCAGCCGGAACATAGGGACGAGCCTGGATGGCTCATCTCTATGCTGAGCAGTCTATTCCGCTAAGCAAAATAGACTGTAATGCAACAAACAAGGCCGTTTCTCCCCGGAGGGATGCGCTAAGTCACCAAAGCCCGAATGCGAGCACACCACAGATGCTACGTGTGGGGCATGGATCCGATCATTCGTGACCGCTAAGGTCAGGAAGTTAC